TTGAACTTGCGTTCCATCGCAACGACCGTAAACAGGTTGGTCGTTACCTCGTATTCTTGGCCGTCGTTTTGTTGGACTCGTAATGTGATTTTCATAGTTTCTCCCTACGTTGTTTTTGTTTACGGTGTGGTGATGTCGCGGGCGAATGTTCCACCCGTGAATGTCACTTCGACTGTGGCGAGTTCGCCAACCGTTGAGTTGATTGGCGTAAACGTTTCAAGGTATGCGCCTGTGATGGTGTACTCAGGGTTGCTGGCTGATTCGGTGGTTCCGCTAGGCGAAATGACAAGAGTGCTGCTCTTGCCGACCATGGCCCACAGTGCAGCTTCGGTTTCGCTGGTTGCGCCCGTACCGCCGTAGGCGAGGAACAACGTCATGCTGACTTCAACTGACTGAAGGCCTGCCACGAATGTGCGGCCTGTGTCGCCAAAGCTGGTGGATTCGAGCGCGTCGTTTCCGATGGTCAATGTGATTTGGTTTGCCTCAGCACTCAAGTCGTATGTGGTTGCGCCTTGAGTGATGTTGATGGTGGCGTTGCTGAGAAATGTAGTTGGCATTTCGTATCCTTTGTTTAGTTGCGTCGAACGGCCACACGGGCTGTGAGGTCGTAAGTTGGGAGGTCTTGCCCACCGACCGACACCACTCCGGGTGCCAAATCAGTAACGGCAATCGCCGAGTTCATTATTTGATCAGCGATAGTCATGAGGTAATCCCCCGCATCTTGGTTACCGGGGGGAGGAGCCAAAATGCGAAGGCGAAGGGTGATGTCGCCCACGTTGTATGTAAACGCCGACACCGTAGGCAACTCGATAAACACCGACATAGGGCGGGCATTACGCGGATCAGTGACAGGCTTCAAGCCAAGCCCCGTAAGCGCGGTCGCTACTGCGTTTACAGAATCAACAAGAATGCCTGATGCTGGCATTACGCAACCTGCGCCCTACCACAACCAAGCAGCTGCATAATACGACCCAACGTCGAAGGCACAGGGAACGAACCCATAGCATCAAACGAAGCAAACGAATCAACCGAACCACGCTCACGATAAAGCGTGGCGGCATACATAATCGTGCCTAGTTTGACATCGGCGCTAGGCACCGTAGTCATCGAGTCGATGTAGCCAGCCTCGCGGCGTTTGCGGTAGCACCAAGCGTTGCTGGCGTTTACACAAACTGTGACAAATGCGGTGTCGTTGGCGGTTGCCACGTCAATACCGAGCCACGACAACACATCTGATGCAATAATCCACGACACGGATTGTGTGTAGGTCAAAGTGCCAGATGCCGCCCCGTAGGCCACGTCTGTGCCGGTGTTGGCGTAAACGATTTGGTTTGGGCGGGGAATGTCGTAGTCAAACGACAATTCGCCATCTTCGGTAGTGCCTAAGAAAGAGTAAGGCTGTGTTGAAATGACTACCGCGGTCGCGTTGAATCCTGCGGTTGCGACGCCTGAAATGGTGACGGTGTCGCCCGTTTGAACCTCAAGGTCGGTCAGGGTCTGAATGGCGGCGTAGTTATCCGTGCGTTGTACGAACGTGATTGTTGCGACAGCCATTGCAGACCCTTTCCTCTACCTAGTAACCGCTAATTAGGCGATTTTGACAAACTTTGCTGCGTCAATCATCAATGTTGCAAGGTAGCCATAGAAGGCGACGGTGCGTGACAACTGATTTGGAACGTCAACGGTGAGAGCGCCACGAAGGTCTTCGTAGATTTCAAAGCCGTCAGCGTTACCAACTGCGAGGAAGTCACTGTTGTATGGGGTGACTACGCAGGTCAAGCCGAAAGCGTTTCCGTTCAATGTTCCGGGTGAAACGTTGCCGTAGGCGTTCATTGGGCCGATCTGTGGGAACAGCGGACGGTTTGAATCGTCCGTCAATTTTCCAAGAGCCGACCAGAATGATGGCGACATGAACAAGTGTGTTGGCAAGTGTGAACTGTTGTTCAGGATTGTTGCCGCGCAATCGTAAATGAAATCTGCCCATTCTTCAGGCTTTGTTACGTCAAATGAAGGCTGTGTTGCTGTAATGCCAGCTTCGATTTGCGTTTCAACGTATGTCTCGGTCTGCTTTGCGTAAACACGGGTCATGTCATCCAACAAGATGCCAAGAACTTCTGGCGATGTTGTATCGATGGAGAATTGGCTGACCTCTACGTAGCCTCCGAATTGGAGTTTGGTGACTTGATTATCGGTGACAACAAAGGTTCCGCTTTGGATGTTGTTGTTGTTTTCCGTGACCTGCGAAATGCTGGTATGGGTGGTCACCTCAGGGCGAATAAAGACCTTCCCTGCGCGTGGTGCCTGACGTGCGCCGATTGCATCGATCACATTTCTGCGGCCGATAAGTCCGTTATAGACCGGTTGGACGATGGGCTCTGGAAGGAGGCCACCCAAATCGCTTGTAAACACGTCGGGAGCTGCGGCGCGGAGGCGTGAGTTGAATTCTGAAAATTCTGCACCGCCGGCCAAAACTTTGGTGATGTATTCAGCTGCTGTTGGAAGCACAAATTCTTTGCGTGGTTGCGCAAAAACAATTGGTGCGGTCGGAACGATTTCAGCCGAAGCCTCAACCGCTGGGGTTTCTTGTGACATGGTTTCCTCCTCAGGAATGTCATTGGGTTGGGTTTCGTCTGCCTCATCCTCTTCAGGTTGTGAGGCGGCGATTTCTGTGATCACGGAGGCTTCGAAAGCTCCATAGGGGACAACTGACAGCTCGACGAGATTGGCCTTAGAGACAACCATCGTGCCGTTTTTGTCGTACTTAAACTTGACCGGTACTGCACCGACTGATACGGCGTCGTATGCGCCAGCCTTTACAAGCTCAATAACTTCGTCGGCGGCGCGTGTGTTAGCAAACTTTGCTGTAAACAACAGGCCGTCTTCTGCTTCGACTAATTCGCTAACGACGCCCAGCATTTTGCTCATGTCGTGTCCTTCGATGAGCTTCGCTGGCTTGGCGTTTACATCGAAAGCGCCACGCTTGAACATGACGGATTCGCCACTTGACACCGTTGCAGGCGTGTCCCAAGGAACAGCAACGCCCGTGATGGTGCGGGGTGAGTCCTCACCTGCAGCGGCGTCAAGGGTGACAGGCACGGATGTAAATTGAATCATGCGTCTTCCATTTCATCTGAACGACGGGAGTCTTCAGCAACTTCACCGGCGTAATCTTCCATGTTGAATTCGACGTAGCGACCGCGGGGCAAGATATTGTCTGCCGACAGCGTCTGCTCAATGCAGTCAAGATAAATGCGAGCGCCGAACAAGTAAAGGTCTTGGCGGGCTTGCTCAGCGTTTTGGTACGTCATTGATGCGCCTTCGGTCGGAGCCGACACCAAATAGGCGGGGATGTTGCACAGGCGAGCCATTTCTAGCGCCTGATACTTGCGCTGATCAGCGACGACCTCTTGTGGGTTTTGCTTGTATTCGCGGAACTCTACTTGGCTAGATAAAGCACCAATAGCGTTTGCTTTACGAGCGTTAGCCCACGCCGAAGCTAGCGAACCTAAATCCTCGCCAGACAAGTCCTCACCTGAGAGTTGTTGCAGATAACCGGGAACTGTTTCTAGCTGGGCGTAGCGGTCTGCAGCCTGATCCAAGTAGATGCTGGTGTTGATGGCGCGAGCGCCGATTTTCAGGATGCCCTCAATAGGGCTGATGAACTGCACCACGTTGTTTACATCTAACGCTTGGCCGTTGAATTCAAGTTCGTCGCTAGGGCCATAGAACTGTGGAAGTCCGCTTTGTTTAATGCTGGTGATGTTGGCAGCTGGCAACCATGTAAACGCTGCGGGGAATCCTTGTTGGCCTGCACCCTGCGGTGCGTAGCGGCGGGTGATGTAGGCGTAGGCCACACCGTAAAAGAACAAGTCGGAGAAAATGTTTACAAAGAAGAACGACCGCGTGACTTTTGGATCCGGGCGTTCCATCCACGGCTCAAGCGGAAGGTAAACCTCTTCGTAGTTTTCGCCCATCCACTGCTTTGAGTAGTGCTTCAATTCGAGCGAGCCGATAAGGCCAGCGATCAGGTCGCGGCTGCGGCTGACCGTCGGAACCGATAACGCCTTTATCTCATCTGTGCCGGTTTGATAATAGAGAAAGTTGTTTACATAGGCTGCACCAGCGGCAGCCTTAACAGGCGCAGCTGCGAAGTGCGCCGTTTCAACTTTGCGTGAGAAAATACCCATGTGCTTGGAGTCTGTCACAAACTAATTGCATTTGCAAGTACCTTACGCAGAAACTCCAAACGCCACCCGACCACTCGACGTGGGACGAGACACCATGACCGTGGCGGCGATCAAACAACGGCAAGCCTCAATCGGGCCGGGTGACCGCTGGCTAGAAACAACAATCGTATTTTGGGCGCGGACAAGTACGGCGCGGGCAATGTGTTCGGCCAGCATCTCGCCACCGTCATGTTTGATTTTGCCTTCGCCAATGAGACTGCGACAGATACCCGTCCACTTCAACAGTTCGCCATAGCCCCACTCTTGTTTACGGCGAATATATTTCTCAGGCGTATGCACAGCTAGCGACGGCGTAATCGCCAACGTCAATTTCTGGTCGGCGTCAAGTGCAGCTGCTATCTGCTCCCACAGATCATGTATCGAGTCAGTCGTGAATTTGATGCCGGCAACGATTTCACCGCTGGTGTTTTTGCGTCCCCACACCGCGACGTATTTAGAATCGTCCACAGCGGAATCCACAGCCAACACCGACGGCCCGCCGTCATGGGTTAAGTCGTCGGCGATGCGCTGGTTCCATAAACCGACAGGTAGCCACGATGACGCAGCCGCCACCCATAGGTTGCAGTGGGCGCGGAGGAATTGATTGCGATCGGGTGCTGCTGCTGCGGCCTGTAAACCTTTAATGGTGATAGTGCGTCCGAGGCTGGGGTTTGGATAGCCCCAATATTGTTGATCTAGCGGGTCTACGCCAGACGGCAAACTCCACTCGGCCATGTACAAATCACCTTGCTCGCCCGCATCAATCAGACCGAGCCCCTGCTCCCGCAACTTAGACATCGCCCGACTTGATTCATCACCAGCGGTGGATGTCATCCAGCACAGCGGGCTAGGCACCGCAATTTGTGACGGCAACAAAGCACCAAAAATGGTGGACTCCGACATTGCCCACACTTCGTCGAGTAGCAACAAATCCCACGTGCCACCGTGTTTTTTCCCGGTCGCCGACTTGACCGCGTAAACACTTCCGTCCGCCATTTTGACTTGGTGGCGGCCATAAGCCCACGTCACCTTGCACAGATCAGATTCTTCCCACAACTCAAACGTTTCGCGCAGCTCCTCAAACACTTCCGTTGCCAGCGCCAACTCATGCGCCGATGACATGATGCGGACAGGCCTACCCCAAATGCGTGGCAACTCGGACAACGCCCAGCCAACAATCGCCGCGTTCATAGTCGTCTTACCGTTTTGACGTGCAGCACTTACCAAAGCTTTGGAATGTGTAAACCGCAGTTCGTCATCGTGCATAAAAGCACCAGTCAAAGCGTGAACCTGCCACGGGAAAAGGGTTCGACCCAAATGACGCTTAGACCAATGAGCAATCTGAGGCCCAAAACTGTGACCCCCAGCAATCGGCGTTTCAAGCCTTGGATGACTTTCACCCAACCCGCTCGAAGTAATGACAGTCTTAGACCGTTCCCGCTGATCCGCTTCGTTTCCTTCCGAGATAACGGAAGA